AGTTATTTTAATAGGAGAAATAAATTGGCTTACGCAACAGCAGAAAACTTAAACTTTTATGCTCCAGAAGTATATGAAGGTGACACAGAGGATTGGGACACAGAACTGGCATTAGCTGAAACTGATATCAGAAACAAGATTGAAGTTAAGTGGTATGATCAAGTTAAAGGTGACAGAGAATTTGATGCATCTAAATTAACCGAAGGGCAATGGACTAAGGCTACTGTTTATCAGACATTGGTAGCATATGTGCTACCTAAGATGTCAACCTTTAGAATTGATGATACATTCATTGAACAAATTAAGTTCTATCAGGACCGTTTGAAAGATGAATTAAATATGCAATTTGCATTGGGTATAAAGTATGATGATGATGGTGACGGAACAGTTACTGATGCAGAAACATACAAATACGCTCAAACTAGGTTATTCAGATAATGGCTAGCAGTGACAGAGAAAGCATATGTGCTGAACTTGTAGATTTGTTTAAAAAGCAAAGATCAGTTAAGTTTGGTAGAGTAGTTAGGGACCCTATTATCCCTGAAGAACTACCACGCACAGCATTCCCGGCAGTATATATTGAATCAAGTGATGAAGATATAGAAGATATTGCATTTAGTGGATTGAGACAAGGTGTTATGGAAGTTGAATGCGTGGTAGTAATATCAGGCAAAGCACGAAATACACAACTCAATGTAGCTATCAAGGCAATGGAAGACACTGTCAATGCAGATAGAACGCTGGGCAGTAAGGCAACAGATTGTTCTCTTACGAGAATAGAACAGCTTGAAGCAGGAGACATGAGTCCATTCAGCTCAAGCAGAGTAGTGTTTACAGTATCATATGTATATACTATTTAATAATCATTATTAAGGAGAAATATAATGGCTACAATTAAAGGTTCAGAGGGTTCACTTAAAGTTGGATCTGATAATACCAATGAAGTAGAATTAGCTCAAGTAAAAAGCTATTCATTAACTGAGTCAGCTGATACGGCAGAAACAACAGTTATGGGCGCAAATGCATCATACAAATCTTTCACTGCAACTTTAAAAAGTTGGGAAGGTTCATGTGACATCATTTATGACCACGATGATTTTTCAAATGCTAATCTAAATGCAGGTGCAGATATCTATTTGGAATTATATCCAGAAGAAACTGATACTACAAACAAGTATTCAGGTAATGCAGTTGTTACTAGTTTTGAAATTACTGCTGACACTGGTGATCTAGTTCAAGCAACCGTTAACTTCCAAGGCAACGGCGCACTAGCAAGAACATAAAGTATAGGCAGGGGCAATCCTGCCTTTACTAACACTAGGAGAACATATTATGTCAAAACCAGAAAAAGCAATGAAAGACTTAAAATCAACAATGCAAAATGATTTTGATAAATTTGTTACTGAGTTTTCAAGTAACTTAAAAGTTAGAACCCCAATTAGAACAGGCGCGGCGAGACGAGCTTGGGCTAAAGTAAGTAACTTAAAAATTGGTTCAGGTGCAACAAAAAGAATACTAACTAACGCAGTTGGCTATGCCAGTATATTAGATGATGGTTGGTCAAGGCAAGAGCCACAAGGTATTGTTAAGAATGCATTTAAACAAACGAGAACAAAATAACTAACAAGGAGAAATCGTTATGAGTGAAGACACAAAGATTAATATTGTTGAAAACGCAACTAAGCATTTTCAATCACAACTAGCAGGAGATCTATTACACATAGAAGTTCCAGAATGGGATTGCACAATCTATTTCAAGCCAGCATTTACATTTGCACAGCAAGAAAAGATTATTGCATTAAGTAATGAAGGTAAAATGGTTGAAGCATTAGTTGAAACACTAATTGTAAGAGCCTTAGACAAAGATGGTAAGAAAGTATTTAGACCAGCAATGAAACCTAAGTTAATGCATGAAATTGATCCTAATGTAATTATTAGAGTTGTGACTGAAATGAACCAAGAGATCAAAGAGGAAGATCTGGGAAAGCACTAAAACAAGAACGAGATTTATATTTTATCTTTTTCTTGGCTGAACAATTGGGAAAAACAGTTGAATGGGTTATGAACAACATGTCAGTGTTAGAACTAAAAGCCTGGGCACAATACTATATTGTGAAGAATGAAAAATAAGGAATTAGAACATGAGCACCAATTATACAATTGACATTAATGCTAAAGACAACACCAAAGGTGCAATGGGTAGTGTCGGAGGCGGTCTTACTACATTAAACAACAAAGCATCAAAACTTAAATTAGCTCTTGGAGCAGCCGCTGTTGCAGGTGCAGGTATTATGGCAGGTAAAGCTGTGTTAGGTGCAATTGATAACATGGATTCATTGGCAAAGAGTGCCAGAGCAGCCGGAGCAGCAACAAGCAACGAGGCGTTCCAAGGCTTCCAAGTAATGAAGCAGGCTATGAATGAAGCAGGTATTGACGCCGCTACATTTGATAGAGCAATGCTTCAAACAAATTCAAGACTTAAAGCAGGAACAGAAGGGCAGAAATCATTTGCCGCAGTTACTGACAAATTAGGTGATAGCATTCTTGATATGAATGGTGAACTGAAAAGTGGACCAGAACTATTACAAGAAATGATGAATGCCTTAAATGAAGGCACAATTACAACAGAAGAGTTTGCAAAAGTAGTTGGTGGACGAGCTGGTCCATTGATTCAAGAACAGTTTGCAAGTCTTAATACTAGTGCAGAAGACTTACAAGCTACATTAGATGATGTTGCAGCAAACTCAAACATCGTAGATGTAAGTGCAGCCGAGAACGCAGAACTATTCAATGACACAGTAGGTAGATTAAAAGAAGGTATGGGTCAGTTAATGACTGATGCCATTACACCACTACTACCAGTGTTAACCACACTAGCAACAGAATTAATGGCTAAAATGCCAGATATAATTGATGGTGTTACTAATGCATTTGAAACACTCAAACCAGTATTAGATCTACTTGGCACAGTAATAAGTGAAATACTTTGGCCAATGTTACAGAATGTATTTACAGTATTAGGAACCATTGCAGAAGCAATTGCACCACTGGTAGAAAAATCAATACCAGCAATAAAAGAAGGATTTAAAACTGCAGGTGAAATTATTGATGGACTTGTTACTTTCTTTACTAACTTAATTGAAAAGATTAAATTAATACCAGAAGAAGTTAAAAAGATGAAAGAAGCTATTGTTGGTAAAATGGGTGATATGGTTCAAGGAACCAAAGACAAACTAAACGGCTGGAAAGACAGTGTGTTAGGTATCTTTAGTAAAACAGAAGATGAAGCAGTTGGTAACTCAATTATTCCAGATATGGTTGATGCAATCATAGATGAATTTACTAGAATGAAAGAAGTTACTGTTGAAACAACTGAAGATATGAGTAAAAGTATTACTGACACAATGGATGATGGAATGTCATCTTTTACTGATACATTAACCAATGCATTTAGTGATGGTAAGTTAGAAATGAATGACTTTAAAGGTTACTTCAAGTCAACAATGACATCAATGGTTAAAGATGCAATATTTGGTTCAAACAAAATTAGTCAATCACTTGGTAGTAGTTTACACGGTGGTGGCAAGAAAAGCGGCATTGGTGGATTTGTTAGTAGTTTCATTGGTGGACTATTTGGTCGTGCAAGTGGTGGACCAGTTACAGGAAATAAGAGTTACCTAGTAGGAGAACAAGGTCCAGAATTATTTACGCCAAGTGGTAATGGACGCATAACTAGAAATGGTGAAGGCAACAGTGGCACTAGTGAAGGCTTAACAGTAAACTTCAATCTAAATACAATAGATTCAAGAAGTGGCACAGAATTTATACTAGAACAAAAACAGCAGATTGTAGGAATGATCAATGATGCTTACACTAAAAGAGGCCGTCAAGGAGTTTATTAATGCTTACTATATTAGAATACCCAAGTGGAACAAGTCCCTTTATTGACACAGATTATATAGGTGATAATAACAGTGGATTTCAAGGAAGAATTAAAAGTTTAAGAGATGGAAACTATCAAACATTGAACAGTGGAACACCACCAGCTAGTGTTGATAGTATGATGGAAAACATCAGTAGATTCAAATACTATCTAAAGCACAATTCATACAGCAACAACATATCAATATATGATATATGGTATTTGCCAATGATAAGAGGCACAGTAAACTCAAGTGGAGTTATTACTGCTGTTGATATTATTACATACGGCAATCAAAGATTTAGACAACAAACAGGTAGTTCAAGTTTTACAGGTTCGGCACGCATTAAAGCAAATGGAAGATTTTGGAAAGAAGGCGTAGCAACTGTATCAACTACAGGCAGTGTTGCAAACATAAGCATAAGTGCTGGTAGTGATGGTTACATTGACAGTGTATCATTAAACTCGGGTGGTAGTGGTTATGGAAGTGCAGGCTATGTTATGTTTGAAATAGAACAAGCAGCCGCAGATACATATCCAGCAACACCAACTGCATTAGAAGCCGCAGATACTTGGGACACAGATAATGGTTGGACAAACGGAAGTGAAGATACAATCAAAGTATGGCCAACTGTTGTAGGACCAACAAGTGCTGAAGTAAAATACGATCAACCAGCAAGTATTACAAGATCACAAACAGGTAAGAAATATGTTAAGAGTGCAGGCTTTACCAAGTGGGGTATTGAACTGAGTTATCCACCAATGACAGCTGATCAATTTAAACAGTTTCACAGTGTTGTTCAAGCAGCAAGAGGACAAACAACTCCATTCTTACTAAAACTAAATCCAAATGGAAAAAGCATAATATGGAAAAACCTAAACAGTAACAACAGTGCAAACAATTTAAGATTAAAAGATGATGTTGATGTTAGTGTTGAGAATCAAGTTATACTATTAGAAGGCTTAGAAGTAGGTGATACACTAAACAAAGGTGATGTAATCATTGGACAAAATGGTGACAACAACGGAGAAATAAATACTATCATAAGCACTGCAGATGCAAATGTATTTGGTGAAGCTAAAGTTAGATTAGCATACGGAATAAGAGCTGATCAATCAACAGGCGATCCTTGGAGCACTGCACCAGATGAAGTAATTGTTAGTTTAACTGATAATGAATTTGACTATACAGTTGGCGTTGATGGATTATACAGAATGACAGTTACTATGGAATTGGATGAATGGAAATAAAATATGGCAGATAGAGGCATAACAGGAGCATTATTAACTGCAATAGGCAAACAAGTAGTTGTATATTACGAATTGTTTGAAATAACAACAATTCAAAGTGGATCAACTGTTGTATATTACCTAACAAATGCACCACAAGATGTGCAAAGCAATGGTAATACATACAGAGCATTTGGTCAGTTTATTGGCATGGGTAGTGTAAGTGAAAATGCTACACAAGAAATAGCTCAAATGGCTATTAACATATCAGGCATTCAACCATACGAAGCTAACGCTGTTAACCCTAGTGAAAGTTTTATGGAAACTATTATCAAAGATACAACCATATACATTGACCAGCCAGTAAAAATATATAGAAGTTTCTACGGGTTAAACAACTTAGAAATAGGTAGTTTTTTGCTGTTTGAAGGACAAACAGTATCAGCCGCAATTGAATATGACAGTGAAAATACTGCCGCAGTTGAACTAAAAGTAAGTTCACACTGGGTTAACTTTCAAAGATACACTGGACGCTTTACAAACACAAACTCACAACAAGTTCACTATAGCAGTGACACAGGATTTGATAGAGCAGTGCGTGTTCAAAAAGACATAGTATGGCAACAACCACCGGAGTAAACATGAACCTAGCAGATAGACATAAACTAGCATCATATATAGCCGAGCTTAGACATACTGAACACAATTGGGGTGTTATGGATTGTCAGCTTATGACTGTTTATTGGGTTGATAAATTACTAGGCACAAATTATGCCAAAGATATAGCACACAAATACAAAGACAAAAAGAGTGCAGTTGTATTTGCAAAGAGATATTTACAAGCTCCAGAGTGGCTTGAGAAAGTAGGCTTTGAAGATATAACTGAACAAGAAACAATATACAAAGATGGTGATGTATGGTTACAGAATCATGGAATGTATTATACTGCATGGATAGTGTTTAAGGGATTACTTTACAGTGTTTGTGTAGATACTGGATTAGTTAATACTACACCAGAAGAATTAAGCAATGGATTTGGAACAGATGATCCAACAACAAAATTTAGGATGATATAATATGCCACCACCAGTAGTAGCCGCAGTAGTTTCAGCAGTAGTAACAGCCGTAGTAACAACAGTTATTACAGTGGTTGTTGAAGAAGTAATTGAAGCAGTATTTGGCAAAGACAATACAGATGTGCGTGATGAAGCAGGTGCAATGGCACAATCAACAACACAAGCAAGAGCATTACTTGTAAACAAAAACTCAAACAACGCAGAGATTCCTGTTATATACGGAAAACTAAGAACAGGCGGAACAAGAGTTTACATGGAAACATCAAACTCAAGTGGAAGCACTGCAAACAATGAAGCAGGCAATGAATACTTTAACTGTATTATTGCAATGTGTGAAGGTAAAATGGGCAACATCAGAGAATTATACTTTGGTGATGATCTTGTGTGGAGTGGTAATCAAGGTGGAGACAATGGAACTACACTAAGTGGATATGCAAGTGGAACATATCAAAGTGCCTTAAATGATAACTCAACAATCAAATACTACAACGGAAGCACAAGTCAAACAAGAGATTCAAATGTAGGTAACAGTGTTGGCAGTGATTGGCCAACTAATGCAGACCTTAAAGGAATTGCATATTTAAGTATTAGATTAAAAGCAAACGCAGAAGCTTATGCAGGTGGACTTCCGCTGTTTACCGCAGTATTAGAAGGTAAAGCAATTCCAAATGTAAGTAATATCACAGACGGACAAACAAGCACACCATCAACTACAACAGGTGCAGACCAAAATGCAGTTGATGTTATATATGATTATCTTACAAATAAAATATACGGCAAGGGATTAGATCACGATTCAAGTGGTAATTATGTTGCAGGCAAAGATATTGATATAGCAAGTTTCAAAGATGCAAGAACACACGCCGCTAGTAGTGGACATGTATACAACGGAACACTATCAACTAGACAAAGAATATACGAAAACATACAAAGACTAACAAGTAGTTGTAATGGATTGCTTGTTTACAGTGCAGGCAAATACAAAATGGTTATACAAAGACCAAATGAATATGATGCCAATACTGCATATCAATTTACAGAAGAAAATATGTTAACCAATGTTACTATATCAAAAGGATCAAAAACAAATAGATTAAACAAAATCAGCACAGGATTCAGTGATGCTAGTATAAAATATGTTGACAATATAGAAATACTAGAAGACAGTGGTTATTTAAGTGCAGACAATGGCGCAGTATTAGAAACAACAACAGACCAGCAAATGGTTACAAGTGCCAGTAGAATTGCTACACTAAATAGATATAAGTTAGATAAAAGTAGATATCAAACTGCAATTAAGTTTACTGCAACACACCAATCATTGATAGTAGAAGCAGGTGATGTTGTTGGAATTAAACAAGATGCATTAGGTTGGACAACAGCCAAACCATTTAGAATTATGTCAACTGAAATTGCAGGAAACAATACTATTGAATTTAGTGCAGTTGAATATATTTCAAGCATACAAATATAAGGAATAATAATTATGAGTAGAATTAGTGTAAACGGAGGTGTAACAACTCCTGCACCAGATCAAACTGATGTTGTAACAAGAGCACCAGTTGGTATATTGAAAGATATTGTTATTGAAAGAACAGGTGCAAATGCAGTTGCAAATGGACATTTATTACAGTATAATGCAGATGCAACACCAGAACCGCAATGGGAAAATAGTAATGTCATTGACGGAGGCACTTACTAAAACACCGCGTTAAACCCATCAAATCAACGCATACAGCGTAGATAATTTACAGGATATACTATGAACACCCCCACAGATTATACCACATATGGTGGTAAGCAAAGACTCAAAGCCATGTTTCAAAGAGTGTTAGATTTAGAAGATTATAAGAAACTAACACACTTTGTTTTCTTACACACAGACTTTAAAGAAGAAATACCAGGAACATACAGTGTGTATCATATGCACAAAGAGGGACTGGCAATTGCCACAAATGCATTGTGCATAAATGAATGGCTAAAACTACATGACATGCCAGTTAGACCAAAGATAAATGATTACACAGTGCAAAGAAAATTACTACATAACCAGGACGAAAGAATAGACAACAGGACTGAAGAAAGCGTTAACATGCAAAACAAACGAGGACGCAAACTAGGAGGAACAAACAATTTTGATCCTAATGCAGATCTTACTGCTAACATATGGAGTTGGCACAGTGCAGGAGTTACATCAGCAAAAATAAGCAGACGATTGGGAGTTACGCCAGCGGCTGTATATTATCATATAAAGAAATACAAAAAAGCCAACCCAGATTATATTAAAGAGTTCTTAGAGGTTGACAGCTAAGGTTTCTTAGTGTATAAATAGTATTAGTAAATTAAAACATTTCAAGTATATTACTCAAATGATTACAGTCAAGACATTCTCCAAAATGTTCAATAGTTTTAGTTTACAGTTGTATAAGGGTTATCTAGGAAATTCATTGCCTAGCTCCAACAAAATGTAACTGGAAACAGTGCCATATAGCAGACAACTGCCCACTACTTTATACAATGAATCTTAAAAAGGCGCAGAAATGCGTCTTTTTTCTTGACTAAAGCGTGTTTTTGTAGTATAATGATAAATACATATAATAAAAGAATTGACTTTTATTTTATAACATAGGAGAATACAATGCTACACATATACCCAACATTATTAAAACAACAAGCACGAAGTCACGGTAGACAACCTACTGGCAGTGTTAGAGTGAAAATCACAGCAGGCGAGAAAAAGTCTGTGTTAGAAGTGTTCCGTAGACACAGTGACTTTTATAAAGAATATCCAGACTTATATTACCAACATCATGATAGAATTGGTAACGACAGTGTTACATACACTACATCAGAAATCATAGCAGATATTAATAAAAAGATTCCAGACTGGAAATCTAAGTCTACCAATGACATATATGAAAGTTATCTAATGCGTCACAACCATGTTGTTACTACTGCAGCTGAAAAGATATGCAAAATGCATGATTGCACAATAGCTGATGAATACATTGATCAATATTTTATACATTACGGACCAAGTGCGCCAAAACATACGCCAAATAGTGGCTTATGGGAGGTTCAATAATGCTTTTTTTTGCGGCGCCGGAACATTCTATAGTAACTTATAGTATTAAAAGAAACATATATGTTACATATATGTTACTAGAGAATGTTCCAAAGAAACATTCTCATAAGAAACAAAAATATACCTTTCCCATTGGGAGAACTGCGTTCTCTAGAAGGACTACTAAAAAACAACTGAAACTAGGTCTAAAGACCTCAATGACATCACAAATAGGAGACTACAAATGAAACTACGGAATATCACAGAAACAAAAAAAGAAGAAAACAAATGGATTTACTTGCCACAAGATATAGACACAACACAAATTACAAAGATAAGAGTTGAGTTATATGACAATGATCATGACATAAAACCACTTAGTCAAAAGCAAAGATACAGATGTCAATTACATATGTGGACTACATCACCACACAACTCAACTAGTGATTACAAATTATACAATTGGATGAGTGCATTTAAGACTTTCAAAAACAACCAATGGAAGAAAGAAAATGATCCACACAAGGAGTGGTATACAAATGAAGTTGAATTTGGCAAAGATCTCAATCAAGAACTAGGAAGTAATGCCGCAATAATGCACGCCTGTTTGGGTGCAAAACAAAGTCATAATGGACCTAAAGGCGGATTTGGTGTTTATAATATGCCACGCTATGCAGTTCATTTGGTATATGCAGAAGGCTATGCACCATTAATTAAATTAAGCATTGAAGATTTCAAGTTTGATTTACATTTAGATAAAAACAGTGAATTTGCAGACTATAAATTACATTATGTAGATCAAGAGGTAACACAATGAAACTGTTCAAACCTGTAAAAAGAACACTATCAGAACATGAAATATATCTTATGATATTAGATAATGAATATTTTGTAGAGTTTCATGACTTAGATCATAATCCAATACCATTAGATAAAATGTCAATAGACAAGATATACAATCTAATACAATGGCAAGATGCTTGGAATCAAGCAAATGTATAATATAAAAGGAATAGCGGCAAAATGTGCAAATCATACTGTGGAATTACGCAGAGGCAGTGGACCACATGCATATCAATTATGGTGTTTGGTGTGTAACAAGCACATACAATGGGTTAATAATAAACAAGCAATAAGGATAACAGGATTATGATAGTAATAGAAATATATTCATACGAAGATGGAATAAGGTGTGTGGATCAAGTGGAATATAAGGATT